CTCTGGTTCCGGGGAATCTGACGATCACGAGTAAGTCGCTTGTGTCTGCGGTTGGTCTCGTGCTTGATGCTGGCCTCAAGGGGCCGATCGGTGCCCCCTACGCCATCTACCCGCTTCCCATCGTGCTTCCCTCGCTGGTGGAGTCTGGAAGTTTCTCTGCGGTGTATGAGAACTACAACTTTCAGAGGGTGTCGGACATTCTCGATGATTTGCAGGGGCTGGATGGTGGGCCGGATGTGGAGTTCGCTCCGCAGTGGTCGGGTACGGACACGCTCGAGTGGGTGACTCGGGCGGGTGCGTTGACCGGTGGCACGTTCGACTTTGACCTGACCGCTGCGGACTCGCCTGTGTCGTCGTATAAGTCGGCTGAGGACGGGTTGAAGCAGGTTACGGGTGTGTTCGGCATCGGTCAGGGTTACGGGTTGACGATGGCTGTGGGTGGTACGGCGAATGCGTTGCCGTATGTGATTCCGGCTCGCGATACGACGTATCCGGTGAAGATGGCGACCACACCTGGTCAGGCTGGGGATCTTGCGTTCGCGCGGGTCCAGAAGTACAAGTACGCGACGGTTCAACCGGAGCTCACTGTTCTGGCGACGGAGGTTTCTCCCACGGATCTTGTGCTCGGTTCGACGATTACGGTGACGGATTCGGATGACCCGTTCCTGCTTGATGGGCCTACTGATTTCCGTTTGATCGGGTTGTCGGGTGGGGTTGGCGATTCTTTGACGCTCACTATCGAGGAGGAGTTTGTCTGATGGTTGCTATCGACAATCCTGGTAGTGAGATGGCCGACCTGATGCGGCGTGTGCGGTTTTTGGAGACGCAGTCGGGTGCGGATGGGTCCGGGTTCGGTGGTGGGGATAGTTCTCACCCGGGTGCTGGTGGCGACTCCATCCTGTTGGGTACCGATGGTCTCGCGGACGGGTACGCGTCGGTTGCGATCGGGTTTGAGGCGAAGGCTTCGACGATCACCGAACCGGATGCGGATGAGGCTGTCGCGGTTGGTACTGCGGCGACTGCTGACGGGTTCGGGGCGGTCGCGTTGGGTGGGCGTTCGTATGCCCAGTACGAAACGTCGACTGCGCTCGGTTGGTCTGCTGATGCGCTGCATTTGCGGTCGACGGCGGTGGGTGAGAACGCGGTTACGACGCAGGCGGATCAGATTCGTCTGGGTAGGTCTGGGCAGCAGGTGTCCGTTCCGGGGAATCTTGTGGTCAACGGGACGTTCTCGAACCCGTCAGCGCGTCGGTTGAAGCAATGCATCATCCCGGCGCCGGTCCTTAGTGACATTTTCCCGGAGCTCACGGAGTGGGAGTACATCGACGGTGACGGGGCGCGCCGGCTCGGTTACATCGCGGATGATCTGGTCGGCACGGACGCGGAACGGTTCGTGACGTTCGACGATGACGGGCGTCCGGCTGGGATCGACTACCTGGGGTTGCTGGTCGTGCAGAACGCGCAGTTGCTGGCACGGGTCACCGTGCTCGAGAACATGATTGAGGGGCTGACGAATGGCTGAACTGGCCCAACTGCCTGGGGTGTTGGATCTCCGCATCTACCGGGGTGATGACTCGAACTTTCAGGTGACGATGACGGATACGGAGTCGGGTGACCCGTTGGTGTTGCCGACGACGGGGTGGCGTGCACAGGTGCGTCTCGACACGGCTTCGACGAGCGAGATTCTGTTTTCGTTGACGGTGGAAGCGTCGGATGCTGCGACGGGTGTCATCTCCCTGTCGATTGTGGGGGCTGATACTGCGGAGCTCGAGGGTCCGGTGTTCTGGGATTTGGAGAACACGGATCTGGACCGCACGTATCTGGCGGGGAAGATTCGCCTGTCGGGGCAGGTGAGCCGCGATGAGTGATATCAGCGTTTCGGTTGTCGCTCAGCCGGCGATCACGGTTGGTGTCACACCGACTGGGGCCACGGGTCCGCAGGGTGAGCCTGGTGCTACTGGTGCGACCGGCCCGGCTGGTGCGACGGGCGCTACGGGTCCTGCTGGACCTCAGGGTGACCCGGGTGCTGATGGTGCCACTGGTGCGGCGGGTGCAACCGGACCCCAGGGTGAGCCTGGGGAGACCGGGCCGCAGGGTCCAGCGGGTGACACTGGCGCGACGGGGGCGACTGGTCCTGCTGGGCCTGAGGGTCCGCAGGGGCCGGCCGGTGAGGACGGTGGTGACCTGTCTGTTGTGGCAGGGTCTGCGAACAACCCGCACACCACGCAGGGCGCTACACGCAATGCGTCACTTCCGAAGAACCACTGGCGTTACGCAGGCACCGAAGGTGTGGACGACCCCACTAACTGGGTCGACGGCGACGAATGGATCACAGTATGACGTACGCTACCGGCACCATCACTGACGCCAACCCGGGGCCGACGCTCTATGCGGCGATGGAGTCAACGTTCCTCGCAGCCGGGTTCACTCTCGTCGATACTGTGGTCATCTCGACCCGCACCCACAAGGTGCTCAAGTCGGATGCGGCAGACAATGACCGCGGCAAGACGTGGTATCTGGACATCCACTATCCCACCACGGGGATTACGGGTGGCATGTTCATGGCACCGTTCGAGGACTTCAACCCGACTACCGATCTCGCATTTCGTGGACCGTACACGGGTGCGAGCAACACGACGATTGAGTCAACTTACTACTCACGGTTCGGCGCGACGGGTAGCGCGCTCGAGGCTTCTTGGGCCAACACGGCATCTTTCACGAACCTCGACTGCGCCCTCACGACAGGCGCGATGGGATGGTTCCTGTCCGCGACGACGGATCGTGTGATCTTCATGTCGACCGCAGCCCCCGCGGAACTGCACTATGTCGGGTTCTTCGAGCCGACTGCGGATCATGTGGCAGCCGCTGGTGCGGCTCTCTACCCACTGGTGGTGGCTCACTTCAACACCGCCTCGTCGTCGGCCGCGTGTACGACATCATCGGCGGCATCGATGGCGTTTACACGCGTGCCTCCGATGGCTGCCATCAACTGGGGCTCGGCCGGTTTCATCGATATGCCATACGCCCAGATGGGCGGCACGATTGGGACGGGCGGCAATTTCGCTGCGACGGGGAAGACGAACCTCGCAAAGCGTCCCGTCGTCATGGGTACCGGTAGCCTGACGAGCTCGGCCGCTTCTGCTGCGACGGGTGGCCTTGGTCTCGTGGGATTCCTGATCGACGTGGCGAATTCATGGACCGATGGCACGGTTCTGCGTGGAGACGACCTGACTGACACGAACTCAGACGTGTGGACTGGTATCGAAGACAGCAGCAACGTCGGCCTCTGGTTTAGGCAGGTGTGACCGGTGCCTTCCTTCACGGGCGGAACACCGATCAATCATCCCGACCGGGGCGAGGTTGTCTCGTATCAGCCGCTCATGCCTGGCGGTGGTGGGGAGCCGGTTGATCCGAAACGGTTCCTGAACGTCGGCGGCGTGGCTGTCGCGATCCAGTAATCCGAGATTCGTTCAGTCTCGCTGTATCAGGGGTTGGTGTATCTGCTCGTAAGGGTCATGGGCGAACATCTTGTGAACCGTAACGACAACCAGTACACTTCACGCATGGAGACCACAATGGACGTCGACACCAGCATCTTCCCCGCACGCTGGCTCCACATCGACGACTTCACAGTGTGCGACAGGCACGAGGTGTGCACCAGGGACACGTTCGTCCGCGGTGGGCGACCAGAGCACCCCGATAACCTGACCGTGTGAACCCGCGCGGCACCGTGACATCTGAAGACGCCGACCTCATCAAGCAGGCACACGCACAGAAGGTCGCAGCGGACGCGAACTGGCGTCGCGTGGTCCTCGACGTAACCACCCGCTCGAGCGTCCGCGAAACGGCGAAAGTGGCTGGGATCTCCCCGGACACGATCACGCAGTGGAAGAAACACAACTAGACACGTAAGCCCACGAAACCCCCGGAACCGTATTGGTCCGGGGGTTTCGTCTTGCCCGGAGGTAGCAGATGCCGTCCTACACCAACGGGTACATCCCCGAGAACCTGCTAGTCATCTTCAAACGCGGGTGGAGCAAGATCGACGGCGACTGGTACTGGGGACTTCCCCCGGCCACCTACGCACGGCATCTCGCCCTCGTCGCCCTCGCCCGCAAACGCAACCCCAACGTCACGCTGACCCCCACAGCCGGGTTCTCCTGCTACCGCCCCTACTGGGCGCAGGTCATCGCACAGAAAGTGTGGGGCATCGGAGCCGCAACCCCCGGAACTTCCTCCCACGGCGGGTTCTGGGAAGGCCGGCAAACACTTGCGATCGACTACCACAACTGGGGTCAGGTCTACGGGTGGAATCAGGCGGCATGGTTCGCCGACGTCCGCGCGGTCGGACTCACCCCCGGGATGATCATGCGCTCCCGCGGCTACCCCGACGAACCGTGGCACGTGATCGACCTTGACCCGTGGGGTCCGGTGCCCGCGTTCAGCGGCACCTTCACACCTTTCGTGGGCGCAGCGCCCCAACCAATCATCGAGGAGCCCGAGATGACTCTCTACATTCGCAACACGGCTCGAGGGGACTATGCCGTGCAGCCGGGCGTCGTGAAGCACATCGCCAATCAGAACGTGCTCAACATCCTCATGGCGGCGAACCCCGACGCGGTGAAGCGTGTTGATGTCACAGACGGGAACCTTGACGCCGTGCTCGGTGGCATCGGTGGTATCACACCGGCCGAGATTGCCGCTCTGCCCGCGGACGGGCTCTGGGTGTCGGGACAACTCACGTCGAACCCCACCCTGGACTACGGCACGTCGCGGCCGACACAGGAAGTTGTACTCCGCTCCATCGACGCGAAGGTTGACACGCTCCTCGGCGAAGACGCAGCGGCCGAAGTTGAGGCGCGACTCCGTGACGAGTTCGGAGCGATCCCCGCCGCAGTCCGCGACGAGTTCAAGAAGCGTCCCCTCTCGTGACCATCGCCACCGCTGCCACAGACCCAGGGCTCTGGGAGTCGGTACCACCCGCGGTATGGGGAACGCTCGGCATCCTCGGCGCCGCACTCCTCACCGCCGCCGGTGCCGTCTTCGGCACGTGGCTGACAAACAGACGCAACGCAAAAGTCGACGCCGGCCAACTCGCACTCACCTACGCCCAAGGTTTGCGGGACGACGTGAAGAAGCTCGAAGACCGTGTGACGACGTTGGAGAACGAACGGAACGCGTACCGCTCCCACGCGCACGTCCTCCACGAGTGGGGCGGGTACGTGGAGACCTCCGACCGTCCACGCCCTATCTGGCCGGTGAACCTTCCCCGATGAGCAACCAACTTAGGAGAACCCATGTCTGACATTCCCAACGCGGCGCACCTTGGCGTGATCGTGAAGAACGCGAAAGCCCGCGCCATCATCTACGGCACCTACGTGGTCGCCATAATCGTCGCCGGCGCCGCACAGGTCGCCTACGCGTCACTCGAGCTCGGACAGCCTGACGTCCTTGTTGCGGGTGTTGCGGTGCTCGCCTACCTGGGTGTCCCGGTCGGCACCCTCGCTGTCGCGAACACGAACAGCAGCGCCGCTTGATCCGGTTCACGCCCTTCAAGGGCAACTCGATCCGCCTCGCCTTCGGGTTCCTGTTCCCCTGGTTCTAAACAACACGCCCCGCATTCCACCTTCATTGGTGGGGTGCGGGGCGGTTTCGTCGTTTCAGGTTGGGAGAACCCCAGTGGCGGTTTAGTGGCTGTTTTCAGAAGCTACTTGTGACTCCCTGTGGCTACTCGCCCGCAGAATCACGGCACACGGTAGAGGGAAGTAGGCCCAGGTAACCGCGACTGCATACCAGACTGCTCAGCATTCGGGGGTTCGAATCCCTCACTCGCCACAAGGCCCACAGCCCCGGAAAATCAACGAAACCGCCCCGCCAGTCTTCGGACAGGCGGGGCGGTTTTCTGCGCTAGTGGCTATTTAGTGGCGGTTTTGCTCGCTTCACCGGTACGGGTTCGACCGCGGCATCCCACACTCTTCGTCGGAGCCGTAACCCTCGTCCCACGCCACAGCTTTGGCATCGCGCACCATGGCGGCGATATGCCCCTGCAACCAGTCGATGAGCGCGCGTCCGGCCTCGCCCGCATCCTCGACCCGCCCATCAACGGACCCGTCCGGATGGATCGTGAGGAGCGGCGGTTCCCCAATGACGATGTCGCCCACCGGATGGTGCTGGCCGATCGCAATGCCCAGATCGAGATCGCTCATGACTCACTCCTATCGGCGGCGGGTGAGAAATGCGCCGAGCGCATCACGGTCGATGACCCATCCAAGAAACGTACTTGCGCGACCTGCTCGATCCGCGGGCTATGCCGAGGTCCGAACGTATCGAAGCGCACCTCCTCGACCACGGCGGCGCGTGACCCTAGGCGCACCTTGTCTCCGGTGCGCCACTGCTCTTCGATAGACTCGGTCATGTCGACTCCTTTATAGTCGGCTCTTGCCCTCGGCCCGTCGCAATCGGGTCGGGGGCTTCCTTACGCCACGCGCGAATGGTCATCCGGGTTACGCCGTACTGACGCGCCGCTTCCACCTCCGACATGCCTGCCGCCAGGGATGACCGCGCGGCCGTCCTAGCGGCGCGTGTGGCTTGTGCGAGGGCTTCCCGCGCAGAAGCTAACGCTTCACCCTCTGGCATCATGCAGCCGACTCCTCCAATTGCCCGGAAGCCCCTGACAGCTGAGTCGGCCAGCGGTCCCGTAAGTCTGGATGCAGTAGTTCGATGATCTCGCGCGCCGGTCCGAGTTCGTCGGCGGGCGCTTCGAGAATGAGACGGAGCTTAGGCTTGTGCGAGAACCGCCACTCGGCCTCTTCGATCCGAATCACACGAGCCCTGCCTCGTTCGGTCATCAACCAGTCGCCTAGGGCAACTTGTAACGAATGCTTACAGGTTGAATCCTCGAACGTGTAGTGCGTCCACGTTCCATCGACGGGCGCAGGCATCAGATGCCAGTCTCTTCCAGCATCGCGCAACGGATGCCCTTGCCCACCGCACGGAAGACCCTGTCTCTGCGGCTGGTTGTGCGGGCGAGTTCGAGGACGCCCGCCACGTCGCCCAGGTCCGAGGGGATGCTGTGGTGTGCGTCGAAGTGCTCCACCCCGAGATCGAATGCTTGACGCTCAACAGCCATCCGAAGGTTGTTGCGAGCGAACTCGAGGTCGCTCGGCGTGGGGGTCTGGGTGCCTGTGCTCATGTATAGAACTATACAGCCCCTCGGGTCTAATGTCTAGTGCTATACAGAAGATTCCCCAGACAGAAGTTTTTGAACTGCCCCCGCCGACGCCGGCCCGCGTGACGCTTGCTCCACGTAATGCCGCAGATTCCCGAACCCCGTATGCCCGAGCTGGTCACGCGCCGCCTCAACACCCAGATCCTCGGCAAGCAGCGTCGCCACCGCCTTACGGAACGCCCCAGGAGTCACCGACGCGTAACCACTCCCCTCCAGAGCGGCCCGCCAATCCCTACGGAGGTTGTCAGGCCACCGCGGCGTCCCCGCAGCAGACGGAAACACAAGATCCGAGTACGCCCCTGCCGCACGAGCCACGAGCATCGGCACAACAAACACAGGCAACTCGAGCTCGCGGCGGGACTTGTCCGTCTTCAGCGTCTCCTTCACGACAAGCTTCCCGTCGATGCTCCGCGCAACGGTCCCGTTGATCGTTACCGTGGGCGGCATCGAGTCGAAGTTGAAGTCAGACCACCGCAACGCCAGAACCTCGGACGTCCGGGCGCCGGTTGCCGCGTACATGTCCATCGTGTCCCGCAGGCTTCCGTTCCGTGGGCGCTGGTACCTGTCGTACCCGGCATCCCACGTTTCCAGCAGGCCGCGAATGGCGGCGATGTCGTCCGCACGCAGCGCCTTCACCTTCGGTTTCGTCCGCGTCACCGCCTTGGTCTCCGGCACCGGGTTCTGATCCACCGCCCCCGCGTACACGGCATACGCCATCATGTGCTTCAACACGATCCGAACCGTCCGCGCCTGCCCTGGAGTCTTCTGCGCCACAGCCTGGATGTAACGGTTCAGCTTCGCGGGGGTAGCCTCCCCAACCCGCACACCAGACAAACCCCGCAGAACAGCCTTCAACGCCTCCTGGTAGGTGAGTTTCGTGCCGTCCGCGAGGTTCGTGTCTGCCAGCATCTCCACCTTCCACGCATCCGCCAACTGCTGAAGCGTGGAATCACGGGTGATGAGTTCACCGGCCGGCGCCAGACGATCCCGCAGAGCTTCCTTGAGCGCGTTGACCGCGAGGGCCTTCGTCCGCCCCGTCCGCATCATGCGTCGCGTCTCACCGTCACTGTCGCGATAGTAGGCGCTGGCCGCAGGCTTCCCGTTGTGGGTGAACGTACGGATCGTCCCGTACGTCTCCAGCGGCAGCGGTGGCCTAGCCATGAGAACGCATCTTAGGGCTCATCTACTTGCCAGGGCTCGTCGCGCCAGTCGTTCAAGCCGCGGTAGAAGACCACCCCGGGAGCGGTCATGGCCTGTGCAGTCTCGCCCGCGTTGCCCGTCTCGGATCCGTCTTGATTGAACTGATACCGAGTCATCCCGGTGATGCGCAGCACTTCGGACACACTGCCAGCCGCAACGATGAAACGAGCCTGGCCCATCGGCATCCCAGTCTTGAATCCCCGCCACCCATAGACCTTCATCCGCGCGCTCATCACTCGCCTCGCTTCCATCGGCTTATCGTGTTCGTCGACAGGCCCGTGAACGCGGCTAGCTCGCGCACGGACGCCCCATGCCGCGCAGCAGTGACGACCGATTCGCGGAGTGCAATCTGCGCCTCATCCCTCTTGCGCATGACGTCCAGGACGTGCGGCGTCCACTCCGGCACAACGCCTTCCGGGCGGCGCGCGGGATACGGGATGTGCCCGGTCGTGACGCCACCACGGTTATGCATCGGCGTACGTTCCCGGATCAATTCGCGCTCCGCTTCACGCGCCGCCCAACCGTCAGCGTAGAAGGTGACGACAGTCCGCGTCGGGTCCACATCGCCCCACCACGGACTCTTGCTGTTGTGCAGGGCGAACCGATTACCCATGTTGCGGGTCGCGCCGACGTAGATGCATCGACCCGACCGATCGAAGAGTTCGTACACGGACACCGGGCCGGCAGTTCTGGTCACGGCGTCTCCTCCTTCTGGCGGTGCTCGGCCACGCGGTGCTCGAGACATTCGCGGACCATCTCACTCACGCCGGAGAACCCTTCCGCAGCCGCAACCCTCTTGGACTCTTCCCACAGTTCATCTGGCACGCGGATGCCCCGGATGGTGGTACGGGGCTGGTTTGGCATGCGGGACAGTTTGCCAGCATTCGGCTCAATGTTCATACAGACGCCCCGTTCGGATTCGGGGGGTGTTCATACACCCGCTATGTCCGAGGCTACCAGAGGTGTTCATACACCTCAACTGAGCAAATCCTGAGGTTCGCCTGAGGTGAGGCACAAATAGCACATCTGTGCATACATGTCGTGCGAATTCGTTTAACTTGGCTAGCGTCGTTACCAAATCGTTATCGTTTGTCCGCCTTAAGGGGGACAGGCGAGCGCTCTCCAATGTCGCCGGGGTGGCTTAGCCTTCGCTTAATGGTCGACAGGAACCCGCTCGGACGGGTTAATTAGCCTCCCGCAGACCAGATGTCACCGGGGTTGGGGGAAACAATTGAACGAACCACGCGCAAGCACCAGCGGACCCGACGCGGCAAGCCCAGATACCGTCCCCCAGACCCCGGGACATATCATCTGCGGAGCCGGAGCCGCCTGCGAACAGATCTGCCCAGTCATGGCGATGGGGCGATCTTGCCCCGGGCTCATGCAGCTCATGGAAGAGCTCGAAGCGCTCAGTCACCCTTGGTTGGCACCGACCGGGTCGCTCGTGCATTAGCGAAGAACTGTTCCGGGGTGACCCCGAGAAGAACGATGGCCCGCAGCAGGAAGTCGGCCGGCATCTCGCGTTCACCCCGGAAGTACCGCCCAACAGTGTTGTCGGACTCGTTCATGGCGTCGGAGAACTTCCCTCGAGTGCCGTACACGTCGAGGGCTTCCTTCTTTAGTTCGCGCACCACGTCAGCGGTGGTCAGAGGCGCGTCATCCACGGCGTCGATACTAGCCGTTCCGGTTGCGAGAAACGTGGCGGAAGCGGCCTTTTGGGTCTCTTTCATGTCCCGTCAGAGACGGCAGGTGGCCGTCTGATACATCGATGTGGCCAAAAGGTTGCGCGATATTGCCGAAAAGGGTTGACGTGTTGCCATATGGGTATCTAGACTCCAGGTATGGCAACCAACACACCCCTCGCAGACGGCGAAGCAGCCGCGCGAGTCTTGCGGGTACTCGAGACCGAGGGCCGCAAGTTCTCATGGTTGGCCGACGCGTCTGGTATCGCACGGTCGACGCTGCGACACCAGCTCAAGGTCAAGCCTGAAGCGCTGACCGTCAAGAACTTCCTCCGCATCGCTGCCGCACTCGACCGGCCCGTTGAGGCCCTTATCGGGGAGCGTGCAGCATGAGCGGCCCGGTTCTCACGTCGAAAGCCGCCGCCGACTACTGCGGTATGGCAGTGCAGACGCTGTACAACCTGATCTCGCAGGGTGCCGGCCCGAAGCATTACAAGCAGGGCAAGCGGAACGCGTTTTACGCGGCAGACCTTGACGCTTGGAATCAGGCCCGCCTCGTCCTCGCGGGCGAAGGCGAAGATGACGACGCCGCTGACGACGCCTCCGAACTGGAGGTGGCGTGATGCTCCGTGCGTTGAATGCTCTGGCCGGCGGGTTCCTGTTCTTCTTCGGCGCCGTCCTTGTGATGTTCGGTGTGGACGGGTGGGTGCCGCTCAGTGTCGGGGCGGCTCTTCTCTCGGTGGATCTGCTTGTTGAGCATCGGACGGTTGAGCCGGTGCGTGACCGGCCACGGTATGAGTCCGACGTTGACCACATGGGGGGCGTGTGATGTCTGATCGTGAGTTTGCGTTTGGTCAACTCCTCGCCACCATGGGGCCGTTGTCCGAACTGGCCGTGGTGGACCTTCAGGCCGCGTTCAATGCCGGCTCCGACTGGGAGGCAGGACGATGAGCGCTCTCGAAGACGCCCGCGTGGCCCTGGCGCGCATCGAAGATCTGTGGGAGTCGCGGCTGTTCAGCACCGCCCTGAAACTTGCTCGCTCCACAATCGTGGGCCTGATCTACGAGCGTGAACACGTGACACCGCCCACCGAAGACGACGAGCACGAGGCGCTGGCCCGGATCATCTGGGAGGCGAGCGGGGAGTTCAGCGCGCCGAGACGGGGGAGGGCCACGGCGTGGGGTGACGTTCGGGTTAGCGCCGCACGCCAGTCCGCCCGGTATATAGCTGAAGCCGCCATCGCCGCTGGCTTCCGCCGACAGGAGAAGGCGTCTTGATTCCGTCTCGTCCTGTTCCGGACATCCTCACAGAAGACCCCGTACTCCCCACGGACATCCCAGAGCTCGAGTAACCCGAACTCGGCCACCCGCTCGGCAGGCGCTCACAGATCGCTGCCTAGCACTATTCGTCGCGCCATCGTGCGGACGGATCACAACTGAATCCCGCTCTATCCCGGAAACCACCGGCAGAACATGAGGCGGGCTAACTCAACAGCAGAAAGTACCCGGAAGGGTTCTGTTAGCGGTGACGTGGTGGTTCGCGTGTGCCGATCGCAGTAGCCGGGGAGGTCCGAAGGCGGAAAGCCGAGAAGGATCGAAGGGAATTGACGACTGGAAACTTGGAGGTTCGCCAGTCGAGAGCAGCCTCTGTGTGCTGCTGATACATCAAGTTTTGGATTCGAGAGCTACGGGAGTCACGTTCCCTCATGCCCCTTCGGGAGTTGACGTGGCTGCTACACGGTCGTCAAGCGCGTAGAGGCGTACGGAGGCGATCAGGAACGGCTCGGATCAGCGCGACGTAGCAGACACCGGGGGAGCGAGTCCCCGGCGCGCACCGACCATCCATCACATCGAGAGGAATTGCCATGACCAAGACAGCCACATTCGTCCGCAACCTGACCGGGTACACGGGTGACGCGAAGCTCTACAACACCACTGACCAGGGCTACTTGATCGTGTCAGCCGTCGTCTTCCCGTACACCGGCCCCGAGACGTACATCTTCCCCGCCGACGAGGACGGGGAAATCACCGACTGGCTCGAGCTTGACGGTTCGTTCCGGGGTGGCCTTGACCACGAAGCTGCGCTGGTCGGCGCCGGGTACACGGTCGCGTAACGACTTGTGGGGTTCGGTTCGGCCAAGGGGGGACCGAACCCCACAACACACAAACGAAAAGGGGCGGTAGACGTGACATACGCATTCATGCAGGCGACATACCCGCGCGCAGTGAAGGAGCACGTCTGCGAGCAGTGTGGGCGCACCATCGAGCCGGGGGAGAGCTACCGCCGCCAGGGATACGTCTGGGACGGACGGATGCGGCAGACGAAGTGTTGCGCACAGTGCGAGCGGCTGTCGGAAGTTCTCTACCGCGCCGGGTTCGAGGGCGACGAAGGCGGCTGGCCATACCTGCCTGAGATTGACCAGGGCGAGGCAGCGCACTGCGGTTATGGCAATGAGATGCGGCTCTTCCGATTCCACTGGCGGGCGGCAGACGGGTCGCTCTATCAATGGCCCGAAGCGGACTCGCGCCGTGCGTGATCCGTTGGCGTGGGTGAACGATCGCCCCCCAGCGTTCCGCCGAGACCGGAACCACATCACCCGTCAAGCCATCTGCTACGGCCTCGCCCTCGCGTTGATAACCCACGCGACCATCACCGTCCTACTCTCACCCACCCGGAGGAACCCGAAATGACCGACTACTTGACGATCCTCAGCAACGTCGCGGGAGCGATCTTCAGCCCCTTCCTGGCGATGCTGGCGACACTGTCCGCCATGGGCGCTTCGCTCATCTGGGCCTTCTTTTCGGGGTCGGAGGAAGCCGCGTTCGCGTGGTGGGGAACCGCGCTCTCATGGGTCGTGTTCGCCGTCGTGGTCACTGGCGGTGTGTCGCTGCTGTTCTTCCTCACGCAGTTTCTCCCGTTCGCTTGGGCGGTGGCATCGTGAACGCTGCTGATGCTGACGATGCACTCACCGAAGCCATCGGCTACCGGGACGAAGCACTCCGAATCCTCGAACAAGCGCAGGCCGGTGTTGAACACGCCGAGTCCGCAATGTACGTCGCCAGGTCTAACCGTGACTCCGCTGAACGCCACCTTGAGGCGATGGAGAAGTGGGTTGCGTCGCGGGAGCGGGTGGTGCGGGAGTTGACCATCGCCGACGACGGCGGATTCCACCCCACGACGCACACGGATGGGAGCACGACGTGATCGAGGACATGGGCCAGCTGCTCGACGTGCTGGATGACATCCCGTATCCGCCGTTCGAGCTGGCGGTGCGTGACAGCGCCGGGCGTACGGCCCTCGTCTTCGCGGACGAGGACGCCGTGCTCGGGATTCTGCGACTGCCATACGAGGACGAGGCATGCCGGGTCGAAGCGCTCACCGCCGACTCGTTCCCCATGCTGCGGCTGGTGCCCGAACCGACCGATTCGGATGCGTCATGAACCGTCCCACTGATCTTGGCCCTATGGGTGAAGCCGCCCCCGTGAAGGGTGCCCGTCGACACCACGGCCCCAACCTGTTCGTCATCGTCGGCCTGCTGTTTACGGCCGTCACCATATGTCTCGTCATCGTGGAGGTAACCCTGTGATCTTCGCCAGCACACCAGCCACCGGATCGGCGCGACACAAGGGTCCGGGTGTGTACCTCGCCGCGGGCGTCGGATGGGGGCGAACGCACGAACCGAACCCGATCCTCGTTTCGTTCCGGGCAAACGACCAGAACCCCGATCCGGCGCAGTGGGCTGAGTGGCTACGGCTACCGAGTCTTGGCCCATGGCACTACGCGCGACGAGACCACATCGACCACGCCCGCAAGGTTCTCAGCCGCCTAGCCGAATCGAGGAACCGCGTGACTCGTTTTCTCGCGTCGAACGGGGTGACGGTCATCGAAACCCCCGACTACATCACCTACCAGTACCCGGACGACCTTTGGACCGGTGTCCACCTGTCTCGTAGAACGACGGATGCGTTGCGGGAATACTTCACCCACACCCAGGAGACAACATGAAAGAGATCCCTGTAGGCGAACTCAACGGGTTCGACATCGGCCGGCGAGCGATCGTCACCTATGAAGGCGCCGCGATCGCAGGCACCATCCAGGACTTCAACTGGATCAACTTCACCACCTCGCGCGGCGTGGAGCTGCACGGGATCACCGTCGCGACGGGTGGCACTTCGAGCTTCAGGCTCCAGTCTCTGCCGCTTGACTACCGCATCCAGGTCGACCGGCCCGAGGAGACGACATGACTGTCATCCACGATCTTCCTGACGCCGATTACCATTCGCGCCCCGAGCTCTCAAGCACCGGGGCGCGACTTCTTTTGCCCGAGTTCGGTGGGTCGCCGGCGAAGTTCAAATACCGGCAAGGACGCGAATACCACTCGGCCGCGTTCGACGTCGGCAAAGCGGTACACGCTGCGGTGCTCGGGGTTGGTGCGGAAGCGGTCGCATACCCGGACGATGTGCTCGCGTCAAACGGTGCCGCATCAACGAAGGCCGCGAAGGACTGGGCTGACAGTGTGCGGTTCGAGGGGAAGATCCCGATGAAAGCCGCCGACCTGCGACCCATCACCGGCATGTCCGAAGCCGTCCTCAAGCATCCGACCGCACGCCCGATCTTCGAAGTGTGCGAGTACCGGGAGGTGTCCGCGTTCGCGTCCGTCGATGGTGTTCAGTCACGCGCACGGTTCGACGCACTGTCCGGGGAGACGCGGAAGGGCATCATCGCAGCCGACCTGAAGACGGGTGATGACGCGACGAAGGCCGGGTTTGAACGGTCGGTCGCGAAGTGGGGATACGACGTTCAGAACGCGTTTTACGACGACGTGTACGAGGCGTCCGAGGGTCGCCCCATCGACGAGTTCTACTTCGTGGCCGTGGAGCGATCGGCGCCTTACGAGGTCGCAGTGTTCCGCCTCCCCGAACTGTGGATGCAGATGGGGAAAGCAAAGGCCGCTGAGGCCCGCCGCATCTACCAGGAGTGCACCGACTCGGGTACCTGGCCCGGATACGACACGACCATCCAGTTCCTCGACCCGCCCACCTGGGTCGTGTTCGAGCACGAGATGAGATACGAGCAGCAGGAGATACGAATCTGATGGGCAAACCGAGCGGTCGTCCGCCGCGCCCCGTCATGGAGCGCATCATGCGTCTGGTCCACGAGCGCGAGTCGGGTTGCTGGGAGTACGCCTCGGAATCCCGCCAGGGCACCTCGTACCGACAGGTTGAGGTGACCGAGGGTGGGGCCAGGGTGCTTCGCTACGCCCACCGCGTCGTATATGAGCACATGGTCGGAGCGATACCGGAGGGGCTTCAGCTCGACCATCTGTGCAGAAATCGCATGTGCGTCAACCCCGAACATCTCGAGCCGGTCACGGGGCAGGAGAACAAGCGTCGGGCCGTTGCGCTCATCACTGAGTGCCCCCAGGGGCACCCGTGTAACGAGGCCAACCTGCGGAGACAGCCGGATGGGCGGCGCTACTGCCGCGAGTGCAAGCGGCTGCAATCCGCAGCGAAGAGATCCAGGCAGAGGAGTACCTGACTATGGACATCACGAAGACTGTTGAGCCTCGTTCGGACCAACTCAACTACGACGACGTCGCCACGACACCGTTGACGATCACCGTCACTGAGGTGAAGGCTGGCCCACCGGATCAGCCGGTGGAGCTGCACAACGCCGAGTACCCCGGGCGACCGTTCAAGCCCGGCAAGTCAATGCGCCGCGTGTTGATCGCCGCGTGGGGAGCGGAGGCGTCGGCGTACGTCGGCCGGCGCATCACCATCTACGGCGACCCGACGATCACGTTCGGACGGGACGCGGTGGGCGGCATCAGGATTCGTGCCCTGTCGCACATCACCGAACCACTCACCGTCGCGCTCACCGTCACGCGTGGCAAGCGTGCACCGTTCACCGTCCAGCCGCTCCCCACTGATACGGGCGGACTCGAGGCTGCACTGGCCGACATCGCAAACGCCGACTCCATCCCCACGTTGAAGGCGGCATGGGATCTCGCCGGCAAACGCGGACTCGCAGCACACCCCGACGTCGTGGCCGCCAAGGAACGACGCAAGACCGAGCTCACCAAGGAGGAGTCGTGATGTCCAAGCCCAGAGTTTTCCACTCCAAGACACGCCTCACCGACCCGTGGGGTGTCAGGTACAGGGCGTCGGAGACCACTGATTGGTTCCCGAACTGGACCGACGCGATGCGGAAAGCGCTCCTGTGGGCGCGTATCTCCAACGGTGCCGCGAACGTCATGCGAGACCTGCCGTGAGTTACCCGCGCACCGATTACATCGACGCCCAACCCGACGAGTTCCAGGTCGGGTACTACAGAGGTATCAACCAGAGCCTCACCCGCGCACTCGCGCGAACGACGGCCCGATGGTTGAAGGCTGCGGCCCGTGTCAAGGAACTCGAAGCCGAGGGGGAATCGTGACTGTTCTCGACACGCCCCGGGTAGACACGATCATCCTCGACGAAACCATCCTCGCCGGAGAACCGAAGTGCGAGTCGGCCCACTGCCGCAAGCATGGGCGCGGACCACACCCCGCCACGTTCACCGTCCGCCTGTCGTGCGGGAGCCAAATGCTCGCGTGCACTACACGTGTCCTCGAGTACCGGTCGGTGGACTATCGGATCAAGTGCACGAGGTGTGGCGGGTCGGTGCACTTCACCTCCGATTTCGCGTGCACGCCGCTATGAGTCGCGCGAAACCTATCCCACCCGGCAACCGCCGCATCGTCATGGAACGGTGCGGCGGTCTCTGTGAGGGCTGCGGGAAACGACCCGTCACGGACCTGCACCACCGCAAGTACAAGTCCCGCGGCGGAACCCACGATGTGTGGAATTTGCTCGCACTCTGTGGCGGCGACGGTGGCATGGCAGGCGGTAATCACTCCGGTTGTCATGGCATCGCGCACAGCACTGAGGGGCACGAAATGGGCTGGTCAATCCACTCGTGGGAAGACGCCGAGACGGAACCGGTTCTGTACCGCGGCGTGATGCGCCGACTCGACTAGGGAGGCCAGTTATGTCGTCAGAGTCATATTCGTGTGGCGATGCGTTCCATGCGCAGATGATCGACTTCGCATCATCCAACTGGGCGTCTAAGCGACCCGCGATCCGGTGGTTGTACCAGCACGGTGGACACTGGCCCGAAGAGATCGCCGAGATGTGCGACACCCCGTTGGCAGATGTTCAGGACGCACTCAACAACATCCCATGAAAGAAGGACGACATGGCAATCACGAAGCGCACACGATTCGAGATCCTTCGCCGCGACAACCACACCTGCCAGTACTGCGGCGAGAAGGCACCCGACGTCGTGCTGCACATCGACCACGTCGTACCGGTGGCGCTCGGAGGTGACGACAAGCCCGGGAACCTCGTGGCCGCATGCAAGGACTGCAACGCCGGCAAGTCCTCCATCCAGCCTGACTCGCCCCTCGTGCAGGGGTTGTCGGCCGAAGCTGCCGCATACGCGCTCGGGATGACGGACAAGATGACGCGGTTCCGCGCGGACCTTGAGTCGCTGGATGACTACGCTGACGAGTTCCACGAAGTCTGGGACCGGTGGACCGTACAAGGTGAGGCCATCGAACTTCCGGTCGACTACCGCGCGTCCCTGTTCCGGTGGATGACGATGGGCGTCCCGGTGTCCATCTTCGAGCTGGCCATCCCGCCCGCACACCGCAAGTACAACCAGACCCCGCACATGAAGCAAGATGCGATCTTCGGCTACACGGCCGGCGTGGTGTGGAACATGGTCAACGCCCGCGAAATCGACCACTCTGTCACGTCGGAAACCGCGTCCGTATACACCGCCAGCGAGTACGAAGCATACGGCGAGGAACAGTGGTGGGCTGGGCGGGGACGGGAAGGCCGCGCTGCCCGCAGGACCGGTCATCACTGGGCGCAGGACATCGTTCAGGCGCACATCGACGGCACAACCACCCCACTGATCGACCAGTTCCGAAGCGGCGCGGAAGCCCCCTGGGAGGTGTCTGCGAGTGCCTTGGTTTAAGGTCGACGACGGATTCCACGGGCACCCCAAGGTGATGGACCTGTCCCTTGCGGCCGTGGGCCTCTGGTCGCTCGCCGGCTCGTGGTGCGCCAAGTACCTCACAGACGGGTACGTGCCCAGCAAGACCCTGCCCCGTCTAGGCGGTTCGCCCGCCGAGGCCATGGAACTGCAAGGCGCGGATCTGTGGGAAGCGGCGGAGGGTGGCTGGCAGTTCAAGGACTGGTCTGACTACCAGCCGACGAAGGAAGAAGTCGAAGCGGAGCGGGCTGCGGCAAGGGCGCGGATGAAAAAGGTGCGCGCCGCCAAGAAGGGTGTCGGTTCGGGCGAACAGAAGGAGAACGTCGCCGGAAGTGACGGAGAAGTTCCCATTGCCCCATCCCAGTCCCCTTCCCCTCCCGACCCACTTCCTAACGGAAGTGTTAGCCCGCAAAAGCGGGGCACTCGCATCCCCGATCCGTTCGTACTCACAACCGCGATGAGGCAGTGGGCGGCGACCGAGGTTCCCGCCATTGACGTGGATAGAGCGACGAAACAGTTCGTCGACTACTGGCGTGCCGCATCAGGGCGAACCGCAACGAAGAAGGACTGGGTCGCGGCGTGGCGGTTCTGGCTGAGGAATGAACGCGGCGGTAACCCCGCCCCGAAGCAGTCGAAAGCCGCTGTGAACGCGGCCGAGTACAGGAGGTTGTTCGGAGATGGATCTGAGGGAAGCGTTCCAGCTCTTGACGCTGGCATCAGCCCGTGACGGGAGAACCGTTGACCGTGAGGTTGCTGCGGTGTGGGCGAAGGATCTTGAGCGGGTGGAGATCGGGGAGGCTGTGGAAGCCGCCACACTCCATTACCGCGAATCGACTGCCTGGTTGATGCCGAACCACGTGATCGCGAACGTGCGCCGGGTCCGTGAAGCGCGGGACCGGGCTGGGCGGATTCGCCGGCAACTCGAACCCGAGAAGCGGGTGTTCTCCGACGAGGGGATCAAGGCGTACTGGGATGAAGTCGAACGCCTCAAAGGACTGAAGGCGGCGGACTCGTGAGGCGTATGTCTGATGCTGTTGCGACGGCCCGCGGTGACCTGCTCGAGAAGTACGGGCACCCACACACCTGGGTCCGGTACGACCTGCCGGTGCGGATTGTTGACGCCCGCCCGCGGAGGAACACACCCAACTATCTCGGGTGGGCGCGTGTCGACGCGGAACCGGGGCCGTCTGGTCGTGTCCCGGTGAGGTGGATTTATGAAACCAACTTCAACAAGTACTACCGAAAGGTGCCAGGCGATGAACAGCGCTAAGAAGTGCCGAGCCGAGGGATGGGGTCCGGGCACGCGACTCGCTGGCGATGAAGGCTACGGGGTCACGGTGATCGAGATAACCGCGGTAGGCGAACAAGCCATCCTCGCCAAGTCCATCTCGCACAAGGGCGTCGAGTATGAGCGGACGCGCGAGTCAATGTGGACGCTGGCGTGTCGTGATTGGCAGCCGGTCTCGTGAACACTCCTCGTGTTCGTGTCCCTATGACCATGTCCGGGTACTGTCAGCACCCGTCAACACCCGAACATTCTGGGTGCAGGCGGGTGTCGTGTACCTGCACCGACTGTAACCACAACGAACGGAGCCGAGATGCCGTATCAAGCTGAGCCGCAAATCGTGCGCGGAACGGGCGGCCACAGCCAACGCGGATGGCGAGCAACCTACGTCATGTCGCGTGACGGCGGGCAGTCCTGGGAGGCAGGCGGAAACCGGCCTCAGAAGTGGCGTCCGTTCGCATGGTGGGCCGTCCGCAAGGCCCGGAGTATGGCGCGCCGAGACAACGCCAAGCGGGCGCGCTGGCACGTCAACTACGCGCGGGAGTCAGCGATCAACGATCGCTTGCGCGCGGAAGTCCGATAGCTCGACATCTTCATCCATTTTTTCGGGGGTCACACCGTCACGGTGTGGCCCTCACTGCATACCAGGAGACCCGTGAAGATTCAGATCGACCTGGACCCGAAAGACGTGTGGCGCATCCAAGAAACAGCGGAACGTCGCGGCATCACACCCGGCCAAGTCCTCCGCGACGAACTCGCACGCCAACGCCACGGCCGCGACTACCGAGAAGCCGTCCGCTCCCGTGTCATCGCCGGCATGTGCGACGCCGACATTGCCACCGAACTCGGTTGGCCCACCGTTGGCACCATCGCCCAAACCCGCAGGTCACTCGGCCTCAAAGCAAACCCCAGATACAGGAGAACCCTATGAGCGGTGACGTCATCGTCCCTTGCCCCCGATGCGGTGTTGCACGGCAGGTGAAGACCGGTGCTGCCGGGAAACACTGCATGGACTGCAAGACGTTGCGGGGTGCGCCGACTGTGTCTCGGACGTGGATGGACGACGCGGCGTGCGCGACGACCGACCCGGAGTTGTTCTTCCCGAGCGAGGACGACACGTGGCGTCCGACCCGGGCGGCTAAGGAAATCTGTGCAGCGTGCCCGGTCCGCGACCTTTGCCTTGCTGACGCACCGTCCTGGGATCGGTGGTCGATTCGGGGTGGGCAGACCGCGACTGAACGCCGACGAAAGGCCGTCGCATGACCCATAAGCATTTCTGGCGGGTCAGGAACCGTGTCGGAACCGTCGTCCTGTTCTACTGCGACGGATGCCCCCAACTACTACCACGACGGATCGAGGGGAACAGCGCATGACTAGATCGAGAGCGACCGCGAAGCAAGCGGGTACGAGGTTCGAGTCCGATGTGGTCCGGTACCTGCGGGAACGTCTCGGGGATGACCGGATCGAACGACGCGCGAAGTCTGGGGCGAAGGACCGGGGCGACATCGCCGGGGTCCGCACAGCACTAGGTGAACGGGTCGTCATCGAATGCAAGGATGTTGCCCGCCTGAACCTCTCGGGGTGGGTGAACGAGGCCGATATCGAACGCGGCAACGACGACGCCGCGGTGGGCATGGTGGCACACAAACGCCGAGGGTATGGCCCCGCGCAGATGGGTGGGACGTACGTGACCATGACACTCGACGACGTCGCCGCACTACTCACCGGAACGAACCACACGAACGGGAGTGAAGCATGATTCGGTACAGCGGCTCGGAGATCGCAGCAGCATTCGGGATGCCCGATCCGATCACTCCCTGCTCCACTTGCGGACACAAGCGCTATGAGCATCGGCGCGAGATCATCGTGCCCGGCCCTGCACCCCAGCATCGTGAGGAACACCACGAGTGCGAGCGGTGGGATCGCCGCCGTCGATCCGGAGTCTGCTCATGTGAGAAGTACACCGAACCGATTGAACCGGATCCGACGTGAGCCCGGTCTTTGCGGGGTTGCTCCCACTCATCATCACCGCCGCCCTGACCGGGGTGGCGTTTCTGTTGGCGGTCGCGGGTGCGGCCGTCATGCTTCTCCGCCAAGCGCGCGGGGAATTCGAGCTCGACAACGAGGAAGACGACTAATGACTGGACCGAAGCGATACCGAAAGAAGCCCGTCGAGATCGAGGCGGCACACTTTGCGGACCTAGGGCGACCTGGCCTGAACCAGCAGGAGGCGCGCGAGATCGCATGGTGGATCGCTGGACGCCCGGACGACCTCGGGGGCGGTGAAGAGAACCTCCCCGAGTACGGATCGAACTACATCGTCATCGAGACGCTTGAGGGCGCCATGACGGCCAGCCTCGGGGACTTCATCATCCAGGGAGTGCAGGGCGAGTTCTACCCCTGCAAGCCCGACATCTTCGCTCAGACCTACGAGGAGGCCAACTAATGGCTGATATCAAGTTCACCGCGTTCATCGAAGACACCGTGACGAACCAGCAGGGCGACGTGTTCGTTCTCAAGACCGCCGAACCCCACTCGAAGAAGAACGACCAGGACCGGTGGGAGACAGTTTCGCGCACGTTCCGTGACGTGAAGGTGTCACGGGAGGCGGGTATCCAGCTCGCCCAGTTCACCAAGGACGAGCGCATCGACGTCACTGGCACGGAGAAGACCGAGACACGCACCGACACGACGGGGAAGAAGCATTATTCGCTGGTGGTGTGGGCGACGTCGATCACCCGTGCAGGACAGGCGCCGGCCGCTGCGCCCGAACCGGTTGACGCATGGGCCACGCCGGGCGGCTTCGGCGACGACACCCCGTTCTGATGGCTAAGCCTCATTGGTCGCGCCCGTCGAAGAAGGAACAGGCGCACATCGACGCTGTCCTCAACCCTGTACCCGAACCCCCACAACACAAGTGCGGGGTTTGTTTCGGGCCGTATGGGCGGTCCGCCATCCCCTGCCGAAACGACCCAGGAGTGAGACACCATGCCGCGGATACTTGACTTGTTCTCCGGGCAGGGCGGAGCCGGTACGGGATATCACCGTGCCGGCTTCGACGTTGTCGGGGTCGACATTGACCCGCAACCCCTATACCCGTTCCCGTTTCACCAGGGCGACGCGCTCGAGGTTCTGCGGGATCTGCTGCTGTCCGACATCCTCGGTACCCCCGTCATCCTCGGCGGGGTCGAGTACGTGTTGCAGGACTTCGACGCCATCCACACGTCACCCCCGTGTCAGGCGTATTCCACGATCACCCCGGACAAGTCGAAGCATCCGGAACTCATCGAACCGGTGCGGGAGTTCCTGATCGAATCGGGCCTCCCGTACGTCATCGAGAACGTAGACGGTGCAAAGCGGGAACTCATCGACCCGGTCATGTTGTGCGGGTCATCGTTCGGGCTGAGGGTTCGCCGGCACCGCTGGTTCGAGTCCAACACGCCCATCATGACGATGCCCTGTCAGCACAAGACGCAGGGGCAACCCGTGGGTGTGTATGGGGATCACCCGGACGCGCGGCAGGTTCTCCGCCCGAACGGTACGTCACGCGGCGCCAAAGCCACATCGGTAGACGACGCCCGCGACGCAATGGGCATGCCGTGGGCCGACTGGGCTGGATGCGCAGAGGCCATCCCCCCCGCGTACACCGACCACATAGGCCGTCAACTGATCGACCATCTCACCCGTGAAGGAGCAGTCGCATGAGCAAGAAGCCGAAGCGTGATCCGATCCCGGATGGTGTTCGTGAGGAGGCCCGTTCGTCGTGGACGTGTGCGTTCTGGTGTGACCGGCCGATGGTGGGTACTGCACGGGATGTGGACGGGTCTGTTTTGCCGTCGTGTGGGTTGAAGGGACACGGGAAACCACTATGACCGAAGGCGACGTCGGCTATCTGAGCGAGGAGCAGTTCAACCGGTTCGGTTGGGCCATGCACCACTCCCGCGACCTCGTCAGTTGGTTGCGGGTCGCCGGGTACATCAAGTCCGCTGACGCTGATGTGACCGTCGCCACCACACGTGACGGTCACATCGGCCTCCCACCCACATGGTTGGCCGCTGACGCCATCTCGAGGCTTCTGTATGAGTTGAACGGGTTTCGGGAGCTCGAGGACGCCGCCAACGACATCCACGGCGCCGACCTCGCCAGTGTCTTCACCCGCGAGGTGGAGACCGCACGTGCCCGGTGGCCGTACGAGGACCGCGCCCACTATGTGCAGTGGATTCGCTGCCCCGCATGCTCACACATGTCACTCCGGTACCACCCGCCAAGGTTCGACGGGGACCGGATCACCGTGAAGTGCATGCTCTGCCAACACGTCGCCGAAGAGGACACGTTCTCTGCTGCGGCCATGCTTCAGGAGATGGAACTTGCGGGACGACTGGGTGACGATCAAACAGGCGATGGCCCGAGTGAGGCGATCGCGTAGCACCATCTACCAGTGGATCGACGGGGGGAAGGTGCGAACCATGCGACCGCTCCGCGTTCTGTGGGTCAACCTCCCGGATCTTCTCACCGCCGACGCCACGACCAGACCAGGCCGACCGAGAAAGGAATGAAACTCGCCGTCAGTTTTGGTTGACAAAACTCCGGAAACCCTGTACAGTTCGTACTGATGGTGGATTCGTATGTCCGCCCACCAACGCCACCAACCGATCCGGTTCCGGTGGCGTTTCGCATTCTCCCCGCCGAGCGACTGAGTTACCACCGCCAATGACGGGTTCGAGAAGGCCGGCACTGTAGTCGGCCGCATCCACAAACACGGTTGTTAGCCGCGATCGCTACCCGCGCTGACCGTCAAACGCCCAGAGCCAGCGCTACCCAGCGGCTGCGGCGGGCACCTTCACTTTCCCTGTGCACGCGCCCCTGCGTAATCCGGGGGGAGTGTGCACCCAACCCATTGGGAGCGACCATGGGCCTGAAAACTGCCGCTGTGACCGTTGACCAGAAGAAGCCCGGACCCCGATGTGGGATGGGTGTGATCCTTGCCGGCCTGGAAATTGAAGACCTCGAGTATTTCGAGGATATGAAACGTGAGGGACGCACGGGTACGTACATTGCTGACGTGTTCCGTGAGGACGGGTATGACGTGTCCGAGTTCATGGTGCGTCGCCATAATGCGGGGCGCTGCTCATGTCGCTGAGAGCGGCGGGCGCCGCGCTGAACCCGGCAGTCCGTAACCGTATCCTCATCCTTGACGTGGAACGTGTCTCTGGTGTTTCGGAGCAGCAGTGGTGGGACCGGGGTGACCTGAAGAACCGGTACATCCACCACGAAACGGTGGTCCGGGAGCCTCGCACGACGATCGTGTGTGCGAAGTGGTACGACTCACCTGACGTTCTCCGGTTCGCCGAATGGGACAAGGGCGGGCGTGGACCGTTCCTCCGCGAAGTTCACTCCCTCATGGGCATGGCCGACATCATCGTCGGCCACAACCTCGACGGAGCTGACGTTCCGTGGTTGAAGGGTGACTTCTACTTCCCGAAGATCGGGCACAAGCACCGCCCGTCCCTTCCACCGCTTCCCCCGTTCAAGACTGTCGACACACTCAAGGTGGCTAGGCAGTTCAGGACAGGGGTGCAGTTCAAGTCCCTCGACGCCCTGTGCCAGATCATCGGCATCCCGGCGAAGACCGACGCTTACGACCGTGAAGCGATGAATCGTGCTGTCGCTGGGTCTGTGGAGGACCGGGAACGTCTCACCGAGTATTGTGCCGGCGACGTCATCGCCACACAGGGTCTCTACGACGCTCTCCGACCCCACATCAAGAACCACCCGGCACTGTTCGTCGACGGCCAGTCCCGCCTCGACACTTGCCGTGCGTGTGGTGGGGAGACGAAGCCGATCGCTAAGCGGTTCATCGCGGACGTGTTCACCTACTCGATGCAACGCTGCGTCTCCTGTGGGTGGCACGGTCGCCTGTCGATCGAACCGGAACGCATGTCCATGGTCAGGGGCGTCTGATGCTCATCAACCCCATGGACGACATCGTGCGGGACTGCGTCTACTGTCAAGCCGGCTACCACGAGCGGTCAGCGCACATGCTGACTCTCGAGCAGCTCGACAAGTTCATTGCGGACGCCAAGGCGGGCATCTTCCCCGACAAGCACCCCAACGGGGACCGCAACTACTAACTTCCATCTGCCAAAACCTCCGGCGAACGATTGAACGGGCGAACGAGCCTGATAAGTGCACTGCGGAGACGAGCGGCGGCGGATCGGAAACTTCCCGCAGTCCCACCAGACACTCAACGTCTGGTGGGACTGCACTAACCGCGTGAGGGCGGTGCGTCATGGTTCATGCGGTCTACATGCGCGAACTGGGCGGCTACTGGCGTGCCGTCGATCCCAGAACACCGAACTGGTACTTCACCGCCGACACCCGCGCCGAGGCACTACGCATCTGGCACGAGGAGTGGCGGCAGGATCGTCATGCTTGATGCGACCAGACGGTGTGACGGGAAAGAGTGCGGCGCGCAAGCGTACGTATTCGTCGAGATCGGTGAACACGAGCTCGGGTACTGCGGGCATCACGGCACGAAGTACTGGAAGCGGCTTCATGAGGTTGCTGACCGGGTGTTCGATTTCCGGTACCTCATTGCTGAGGAGTCCTGATGTGCCGGTGTGAGTCGGACGTGTGCTGCAACCTTCGGGCTGAGTACATCGACTCCCGCATTGGCCGTCTGGTGTCAGAACAAGCCGACCCTGTAAGCGGTGAGGCTCAAGAGGCGCATGTTGAGGGTGAGGGCTAACTGTGACGGAAACCTGCTCGATGACGTTGGTCCTCGATTACGACTCCGTGGACTGCTACCTCACCGCTGGTCACGCCGGCCCCCACAAGTGCGCGGGTGAGGGTGGCAATCTCTGGTGGGATTACGCCAGATGAGCGCTTATGACGACCTGTGTGCAGCAGTCCGCACCTACTACGAGAAGGTTGAACCCGACTCGTACGTAGAAGCCTGGGTACTCATCACCCACCGACTCAGTCCGGAGCTCGAGCAGGACGGGCAATCCACGGTGGGTGTGTTGTCGTCCCCCGAAATGTCGTGGGTGATGAAACGTGGCCTGTTGGATGTGGCGCTCACTGAGGACCGGGCATCAGCAACAGTCCCGGAAGATGACGAATAGGAATCGCCAACATGAACTTCGGCTTCATTGCGCTCGCCCGAACCTACGGACTCAGCGCACAGCAGATGGATGCCATGTGGTCGATGATTCAGTACGACGCGCCTTGGGACTCGCCATCGTACGGACTCGAGAGGTTTGAACACGTAGCACGCACGTTCGGCTTCATCGAGTAACACAAACGGTTGACGACTGATCTGAGGGGGTTCTCGTCTATCTCGTCGCGGTGACGACGCAAACCACACCACGGGCCGCACTGGGAACGCCCGACACACCACACGGTACTAAGCGACCGTGAGGCCAGTGTCGGATAACGGGGTTCGATTCCCCACGGTCCACACGATTCCCTTCGACGCTGGGCCTACGTGCGGGCGACATCCTCGGGCGCAAAGGGCTCCGGGATCAACCCGGCACGGATCAGGCGATCCTCAGCAAGAGCCGCCCTGAACTGCTCCCCGATCCTCTTAGCGAGCGCAGCATCACTAGCGCTCAAGTTCAGATCAGTTCCCTTGAAACCCCTCATGGTCCCCTCCATACGTTCGGATTAGCGAAGCCTAGCGGCAAGGGGGCAGGGCATGGCATCCCCCAGACATAACGCCAACGGGCACCGTAGACGCGAACTGGTCAAGCGAGTACGTGCGGAAGAGACCCACTGTGCCCTCTGCGACAAACTCGTGGATAAGGGGCTCGGATACAAGGCGGGGGAGCATGGCCCGAGATGCCCCGGTGGTACATGCGCCGGGTGCATCCCACATCCCATGCGTGGAGAAGTAGACGAAGACCTGCCCCGCAGTAGAGGTGGCTCACCCTACGAGCGTGCGAACTGCCGCCTCATGCACCGCAAGTGCAACAGGTGGAAGTCAGACATGACGTTGAGTGAAGCGCGAAAGAAACTTCACGGCACCACAGGAACAGTGGCTCCAACCGTCGCGTCACCCATCTGGTAACCCCCGTACACATGTACCCAACGGGGGACCCCTCCCACCCCCCGCCTAGGCCCACCCGAGGTACTGGGCCTTTTCACACACGGCAGTTTTCGACCCCTTTGGAGGCGTCATGGCTGATCGTGCGAGGGAGCTTGAGGACCTGCGGGCGTTCCT